CTAAACGTTACATGCTCAGTTGGTGCATAGAACATACCGAGGGCCACATCATTTGCGTTTTTGTAGTGGCCGTAGCCAACTGCAAATGTTAATTTATCATCAGAATTGTAGCCTAGGTAGTGCAATGCACTTAGTGCAGCATTAGATGCACCAGCTTTTGCTACTTCATGCATCACGTTTGAGATTTGACCTACTGTATTACGTTCTAAATCTGTAATACGTGTTTCATGGTTACTAATTCTATCCGTATTATTTAAAATGGCTTGGCTATTTTGCCCTACACGCTCATTTGTAGCGTTTAGAGTGTTATTAATCGTTGTAAACCCGTTATCCACCTTAGAGGTCAAATTAGAGATATTCGTAGTATTTCGTGTAACTCGTTTATCTAAACAGTTTACATCTTTTTGTAGTTTGTTGATGTTCTTTCCGTTTGTTTCAATCTCATCATATGCAGCAAATAGTTGGCTGCCATTTACTGCATCTAAACTGCTAGGGTCTACACGGCCTGCACTTACATTGTGCAGTTGTCGATTGTAATTGCTAATTCCACTGTATGTATCGCTTTTTTTACTCCCAAAGGATACTACGCTATTAGGACTTTCACCTGCGAATACGTGAGTTACCCCATTTAATACAACTTGTCGCACACCTACAGGATTATCCGTTTGGCTATTCGTGCCAACAGCAACGCTATTCTGAATAGGTGCTGATGCATTATTACCAATGACTACCGCATCGATACCACGCACTACACTGTGTGTACCTACTACTACAGCCCCTTGATTATCGACTGTGTTGTTAGCACCTAATACAATTTGTTCCTTGTTATTACCTACATAATTGTTGTACCCAATTACGCTTGCTTGGTCGGCTTCAATCGTTCCGTTACCACCACCGATTACAACGCTATCATTTCCCGTTGCTTTATTATCACGGCCAATTGCGATTGTGTTTGTACCTGTAACTACTGTATTTGCACCTACGGCTACAGAATTATAACCGCTTACTACTGGTGCTTGTGTGTTAGGCTCTACAGGCCCTGTTACAACACCGCTTGCTAATACATTACCGCCAATTGTCCCCATAATCATTGTTGCTAATACTAATTTATTCATATTTGTTTTCTCCTTTTACTGTCTACTTTCTGTCTTTCTACTGTCTTTTTCTGTATATCTACTGTCTTTTTTATTTGCCAGTACTACCATATCCGCCTGCACCTCGTTCTGTTTCGCTGAGTGTTTGAGCTTCTTCTACATCTACGTTCAAATAAGGTGTAATAATCAATTGTGCTATACGATCACCTCTTGAAATTTCATAATCTTTACAAGATATATTTTCAAACTCAATGCTTAGTTCCCCTCTATAATCTGCATCAATATAACCTTGACTATTAGGTACTCTCAATGGTGTTTTACAAAGGCTACTTCTAGGTGCAAGAACCCCAACATATCCTTTAGGTATCTCAACCGCTATCCCTAATGGAATCCGCTTCTGACTATCTGCATGTACTGTTATATTAAACGGACAATATATGTCTAATCCTGCACTATCAACTGTTCCTCTTGTTGGTAGTTTTGCGTATTCATTTAATAGTTTCACTAACATTATTCCATTCTCCCCAATTCTTCGCTCTAACAACTCGATTGCTCGATATATTCAACTCAGCCATAATTTGCCTGTTTGTTAAACCTTTCTTGCAACATTCAATGACTTTATCGATTAGTTTAAATTCATCTTATATGCTTACTTTCTTAGGTAGTCCGCAACCTTTACCGCCTATAACCTTAATTGCCTCATTTGTATCAAGGTTTCCCCATACTACTGATGCTAATGCTAACCAGTTTTTGCAATTGTACGGAATACCATATGTTGATGTGTTAACTGCCATTACTCAATCCGCTTTCTTTATACAACTCAAACCAATCGTCAGCCCTCATGGTGATTAACCATTTAGCATTATTTTTTCTGTGTGCCACGATTGGCATCACGTTTTTATGTTCGCTATCATGAATTGCTTGTGCCATTGCTTTGTCGATATTTAATGCTTGTACACGTTTTACTTCAATGTGAATATTAGGTAGTCCAACACAATCGCTGGCATCACCTGTATTTCCGCAATACTGTTGCGTTCTACGAACATCAAATCCATGTTCCTTGCATAGATTGGCAAATTCACGTTCACCATCTGCACCTTTTCGTTTACTATTTACTTTCTTTTTCTTCTTTTCTACTGGCAATATATATCACCTCTCTACGTATTGCTCACATCGTTTTAAAATATCCTGTACTAACATCAATGGAATATGTGATCTAGTATTGTATCGTTTAACACCTTTGATATTCATTCTTTCAAACTCAATAGTGTTTCTAATATTATCTTTTAATAACTTCAAATCGATATTGCTACCAAACTTTGTTGGTTTCTTAATTGGGTAATCATAGTTGTTGTAATAGGTTAGATTTTCATATGGAATATCGAATCCTATTACATTTGCTATGTATTCCCATATCCGCCCATATGCTGGGTTTTCAATCACAAATACTTTGGGTTGATAACGCTCAATGATTTTCAACGTGTTGTATATACACATTTCGCCATTGATACGTGTTAGGAATGACTTATCATACTTGAATTGGTAGTTTTCATAATCAGCTTGATTTCTGATTGTGAATTTACTTCCTTGCTCGTACTCACCAAACAGGTTTATTGTCATATCCTTTTCTTGTTTCCAGCAAGCGTTACCACCTTTCATCGCACTTGCCACGCTCCAGCTTTCACATGGTGGGCTAGCTAGAATTACATCAGGTCTATCTAGCTTGTCCAACTGTTCCCATAGTGCATTTGGTTTATGCAGCGTATTAACTGCTAAATCTTGATTGATACACGCATCACCAATTCCTATTGATGTTATTGTGTGCTGCCCCCCCGTGTTCATGTTATATTCATCTAAACCTTGACGATAACACCCATTGCCATCATCAAATAATCCCCATATGTGCATCTCCTATATACTCGCTCCTTACATGGTACTTTCATAATTAATACCCCTATTTGTTGATGTAATCACCAATGCGGTATTCCTTTGTTTCCAAAACCACCCAGGCATTATTTTCGAACCCATATTTCTTCTCCCATGCTCGGAATACTTTTGTTAGTTCTTCGCTTAGTTCGTCAATATGCTCCTTCTTTACATCGTTCAAGTAATCGTCCGACCATTCTTTAATTTCATCATCCATATCATATTCAATTAAATTCCAAAGTACTCGTTCACTATCAATCTCTGGAACATAACGATAAGGATGTCCAGCACGTACCCATTCAATATCACGATTGCGAGCAACATCGCCAAAATAACTAATGTATTCTAAATAATCCGCTATTGCATCTTTAATACTATCTTGCGGTTCGCCAGCTTTTCCGTTATCAACCCAGCAATATTTTGTTTCATCTTTTATCAACATATGTATTTCTCCTAGAACGGAATATTTTCATTTTGCGGTTGTTCAAAACTGTCAAAATTGCTAGCATCATCAAAACCGCCATCAAGCTTTTTGCCTACAAAATCTGCTACCACTTCCGTAACGTATCGTTTCTGCCCATCTTGCGTATCGTATGACCGAGTTTGAATACGGCCATTTACGAGTAGCCGTTCCCCTTTCTTGCAATTGCCAGCTGCTTCGCCAGTCTTGCCCCATGCTACGCAATTAATGAAAGCCGTTTGTTCTTTTGTTTCGTTGGTTGCTGAGTCAATATAAGTATTAGTCGCTGCTACTGTGAAAGTCGCTACGGCTCTACCTGTTTTTGTAAAACGCAATTCAGGATCACGTGCTAGATTGCCTAGAATTTGTACACTATTCATTAAATTAACTTCCTTTCAATATTAATCTTGCCTTTGTAGGTTCTTATCATGTCATGCATACACTCAAACTCTTTTGCGTTCGCTTTCATTAGCATTGACATTTGCTCTGTTGCTTCCTGCTCAGTTTCCACATTGAGTGGTATTTCGATTAGGATTGCCATTTTGTGTTTTTTTCTTAGCATTTATTCCCCTTACCAATAGCTAATTTGGTTTAATTTAGCATCCACATCGTCAACTTGCATGTCATAGCTTGGATGAATGTGGCAATCTACTGTTGCCTCGTTTTGTATTATTTCAAGCAGGTTTTCAATCTTAGTTAGTGCCTGTGCCTCGCTAGTTGCCATCATTAGAAGGCTAACATCAAAACTAACGTTTATACTTACATCAAACGCTTTAATTCGTTCTTTCATCTATCCCCCTATTGCTTGTTTTAATAACGCTTTCCCTTTATCAGATATTTTGCTTTTGTTGATCATTTCTGTTACATCTACTGGTTCTTTGGCTACCTCTACCAAGTTGCCTGTACGTGTCATTTCTATTTGCTTTTGACCGCTCATGATCATTGCTTGTTCTTTTTCCGCTTTCTCCCTAGCCTTGAGCAATATGTGATTATCCTTGATTGAGTTCGCCATACGTTGGCGGTGCATTTCTCGTTTTTCCTCTTGTTCGTACTGTTTGATAAATTGAGCCCTACAACTAGCCTCGTTATATTCATCACCCATTAGAGGGTTAAACGATGACCATATGGATTTAGCACATTTCAATGTCAATCCCTCTAAATGTTCTAATCCATGTTCATATCCGTATGTGCTAGCGCATTTAATCACTCGTTCCCATGCACTTTGAGGAGTTGGAATTTCCTCATGTGCATTCACGTATGCACTTAATGCGGAACATTCCTCTCTCAACTCCGCAATGCTAGGTAAAAATTTACATCGATTAATCAAGTTGGCTACGGCTTGTGTTAGCGTTACAGGATTAACATCAGCAAGCATCGTACAATACAACTTGAAACGCTCTTTTGTCATATCAGTAGACCACGCTATCTGTAACATCGATAGTGATTGAGCTATCATTTCCTTGTTGTTCATTTCTGTATTCCTCCATTACCTCTTTAACAACATTGATTGCATTATCTTTACTGTTTTTCTTTTTGCCATAATTATTGCTGGCCCATCGTCTAACAGTTGCTTGCCAATCTTTCATTGAATTTCTTCCTACTTTCCAGCCATTGCTTTCATAGTAGTCAATGAATTGTTGTGCATTGATAGAGATATTTTTTTCAGAACAGTATTGTTCAATATCTGAGATAGTAGGTTTAACAAAACGCTTGCGTTTTTGTTTTGTGCTTGCACATTTATTATGTATCTCTTTCTCTATCTCTATATCTTTCTCTAACTCTATCTCTATCTCTGGTGTAGATTTCTTACAGATTTCTTCAAGATTTCTTGATTGAGTTAGTTTATTTTGTTTACGTTCCTCAGATATTCTTCTATCATAAAGCCTTTGTCTATCAGCTTCAGTACTACCTTTACCTATGAAATTTTGAATATCCAACATATAGATAGCACCATTTTCTAATACCTCTATAAGTCCAAGTTCTTTAAACATAGATAACGCTTGTTTAATAGTGCCTACTTGATGACCTGTTACACTTGCCAGCATTTCTGCGTTGTACGGAATACGTTCATTCACTACTAACTTTCCGTCATTCTTTAGGCTTCGTAGGTAGAGTTTTAAAAGAATATTACTGTACAAGTAGCCATCTTTCATGCTTTCTAATATCTTCAACTCATCACTATCAAAGAAATTATCTTTCAGCCGTAGATAGTAATACTTTTTGTTGTCGCTCATAGGCTAACCACTAACCAACACTTACGCACTTAGCTTTTGGTTGCGTTTGTTTAATTACATCTAACACATCTTTTAATTCTATGATTTCCGCTGCGTTTAATTTGTATTCATTTTGACTTTGTTCTAGTTTTTCGATACGTTTAATAACATATAACTCAACTACATCAATTCTCTTCATATCGTTTTGTCCTTTCTTCAATGATCGCTTCTAGCTTCCTTTTTGTTTCTTTGGCAAATACTCCATGTGCTAAGTTCTCATGGCAATATCTGCACAAACACGCTAGGTTATTTAATTCACTTGTACCGCCTCTACCCCTAGGCAATATGTGGTGTACCTCTGTAGCAAGCGCTCCACATATTACGCAACATGGATAGCCATCTATACTATCTCGTTCGATAGCTTTCGGCCTTGTGATTTTATAGAGTTTATCATCTTCCCTTTTCCGTTTGTTCATTCCCCCACTCCTTAACTAGCGATTGTATGTAATCACTATCTTCAAGTTGTATCCCTAGTTGATGACATTCATCGACTAGGCAATCTATCAATCGTTGCATTTCTGACACTGTATATATACTGCTTCCGTGGTAGCACATGATGTTGTGATAGCCTTTGATGCTTTTACATTCGCCAGCATCTTCGGCTAGCCAGCCAAGCCCATGACCTCGCCATATTTGTATGTAGCGTTCAACTGCATCCTCTCTAACTGGAACATATGTAAAATGTCCACAATCTTTTATAGCTTTTTTGTACACATCTTCTTTTGTTGTGTAGCTATTTTTACTTAGTTCAAGTGCAATCTTCTGTGCTATAAGCCAGCAATAAGAATTGGCATTTAGACTTCTTGATTTAGTTTTACGTTTGATTTCTACTGTGTATTCTTTGTCAGCAGTAATCTTTGATAGATCATTGTCATGCGGTGCTGGTATTACTACCATTACACCTAACGGGCTTCTTAACAATTCGATGTTATTTGTTGTCCATTTCATAGAGTTGTTAGCCACGCTTTAAATTGTTGTAACTCTTGCAAATCTAAAAATTCAGTTGACGATTTATTAAATGTTGTTTTCATATAAGAAATAGCATTTTCTTTTGTTACATTTTTGATTTTTGCTAATTCAGAAATTTCGTGTTTAATACCCTTGGTTAATTCAGTTTCGTTATTGCTTTGTGCATCATCATCTTCATCCCAAGCCACACCTAAAATAGAGGATAAGGAATATCTTCGTGCATACGTTACAACACTACCAACACCTTGAGGGTCTTTTTTCATCAATGGTAGCGTTAAAGGGTCGCTTTCCAACCATTCACCGCTTTCATGTAATAACATGGTGGTTACAGATACTACATCAGTACCTGTAAAAGGCACTTGCAAAAAAGATAATCCATTATTCGCTAATACAGGTCTAACAGCCTGTAGTAAACTATCTAGCGTTACATATTTTGATTTTAGAAATGCATTTTCTTTTGTTCTGTTTGGATCAGATACTTCTGATTGGAATTTCGCTAATGCTTTTGCTATTTCTGTTATGGTTTCACTTCTATTCATTAAATTTCGCTCCATTCAACACCTAATCGAATTAATGTATCGGTAATTGCTTTACGTTGTCTTGAATTGATATTCTTTACAACATAAGTTACTGTTTTTACTTCCTCTTTGATTACCTCTGTTACTTGTGGTTGTTCTGTGAATATTGGTTCCGTTTGTTGAGGTTCTTTCGCTTTCATTTCAATTTCAAGTCGCTTTTCAAATTCATTGGAAAGTACATTATCCAATTCACCGAACGGAATATTATCAACACGATGTTTAATTTCTTCGTATTGGATAGGTGTATCTAGTGCGTAGTTTTGATTAAATAAATCAATTTTCATCTTAATCATTTCTACTTTTTCAGCCTGCATACGTTTTAGATCATCATCGTTTTGTTGCTGTTCTAAAACGTTTTTAACCATTTCATCAATAGCTAGTGCAACATCTGACAT